TAGAGTTTTATCCTGAAGGTTCATTGGTTTATATTCAAGTAGATTCTATAGAAGGTGTTTTCAAAGCAATTGAAGATATTATTCGTAGAATCCGTGAGAATGATAAAGATAAGCTTTGTTGTATTGTATGGGATTCAGTGGCGGGAACTTCTACTGATGCAGAGATACAAGGTGATTATGGCGACGCTACAGTTGGATTAGCAGCTNGATTAATNGGCCAAGGNNTACGAAAGATTATTCGTTTCATAGGTACACAAAGAGTGTCATTAGTTTTCTTAAATCAAGTTAGACAGAAGATTGGTGTTTTCTTTGGTGATGATACGGTGACACCAGGCGGCAAAGCTATTCCATTTTTTTCAGCTGTAAGAATAAGATTGTATAGTGGTGGCAAAGTAAAGGCTGGAAAAGATGTGTTAGGTGTTGGGATTAGACCTAAGATTGTTAAAAATAGAATGGGTCCGCCACACCGCGAAGCTGATTTGAAGATGTATTTTAATCGTGGATTAATTGATGAAGAAGGTTGGATTGATATACTTCTTAAATTTGGCAAAGCAAAAAAGATTTCAGCGCAGAAGTCTCAAATTGTTAATGAAGATAATGGTGAAGTTTATGAATTTCTAAATAGGAATTTTGTTGAATGGATTAGAAAGCCGGAAAATAAAGAGGCACATGTTTATTGCAAGACTAAAGTAAAAGAGTCGCTTATTATAGAACAAGATCCACTTAAGCGCACTGAAGAGATGACTACAGAAGAATTGGATAACGACGAGGTTTTATAATGAAATTCTGGGAAAAGTTTCAGCCTGAACAACTTAAAAATAATGAAACAAAAGCTTGGTGGTGGTGGGTATGTGCTGCTTTTGGATTTGTAATCGGCCTGACTGCAGTTGCTTTTATTGTAGCGCTGGTGTTTTTATTTCTAGGCTGGGGTTTTTCTCTCCTATGGAATTATGCAGTTGCCCCTACTTTTAGTATATCGGATCTTACGACCTATACAGCCAGCGTAATATTATTTTTAATCTTTGCGGTTGGCCGCTTTATCAAATGGGTTTTAAGATAGTTTTAGAATAGCTCCCATAGTTTAATTGGTTAGAACATTGCCCTTTCAAGGCAAAAATACGGGATCGTGCCCCGTTGGGAGTAGTGTTTTGGGGGTGTCGTATAAAGGTATTACACAAGATTTTGATTCTTGCAAATCGCGGTTCGAATCCGTGCACCCCTACCAAAAAATTCTTAAAAAATTTTCAAACAATGTATTTAACTTTTTATAAATGATAGACAATTTTTTTATCACTTCTAATGAGTATTTATATTATCGGGGTAAGAAAAATGAAGAAAGAAATAGTAAAAAACATCGCTATTGTTCTCCTATCTGTGATTTTTATATTTCATAGTATAGAAAAGAAGGTAGCAATTGATGAATTGGAAGAAGAAAATACAACATTAAAATCAAAAGTTTCTTTGATGAAATATACCAAAAAAATTGCTGATTCATTAATGTTTGATACCACTCAACATGCGCTGGATCTGGCAGCCAGATTAGCGATTTATGAGAAAACGATAGAAGAATATGAAAGTAATAAACACCAAGTTACAGTGACTATGTACCATCCTGTTGCGGGTCAAACTGATGACACACCGAATATTACAGCGGATGGAAGTGTAATTAAAATAAGTAAGGCAAGTGAATATAGATATGTGGCGGTTTCACGGAATATGCTTATACGTTATGGGGGTTTTCTTAGATATGGTGATTATGTGTGGGTGAACGCTGGTAAGAAGTCTGGAGTTTATCAAGTCCGCGATACGATGGCTCCGCGCTGGATAAATCGTATTGATATTTTAGAAACGCCTGGTGTTAAACCATANAAGTATAATGANGCATCATTAAGAAGGTTAGATTATGCATCGAAAAATCTTTAAGTATTTAACATTGGTTTCTTTACTTTTAGTATTGGATGGGTGTTATACACTACTTTACGATCCACTGCGAGTAAAGTCCGCACCTAAAATAAATGTTCGTGATTTAGAAAATAACTATCAACGAGATGAGAGAGATGAACATAGGCTAATGGTTAACAGACGTTATGAGCGGTGGTTCCAATACTCTTACTCACCTTACGGGAATGGGTATTATCCTATTATTTCTTATCATTCTAATGGTTATAGTCCTTACAACATTTACCATATACGTAATGAATCGCAGCTATCNGTATTACAGCCGCAGAAAACCATTACGCCGGCACAACAAAGTGCTAAGGTTGAAGTTAAAGATGCGCCGGCCAGTAGGGATGTAGAAAAAGCCAAAAGGATTTGGCAAAAAAGAATAAACCCAAGAAATAGAAAACTACCAACACCAACGCGGCGATTGAAAGATGAGGAATGAAGATGATGTTGAGTCATTGATATTAATTAAAGGTTTTTATTATGTTAATCACACTTAGGATTTGGNTTTGGATTTTTGTTTTCTATAATCTATGGCCAAGTGTAGGCTATCGCCTTTCTATGTTGAAACAGAAAAGGCATCGCATGCACTTAGCCAAAGAAAAAGAAAAAGAGCGATTAGCGTTAGAAAGAAAGACCTTGACAAATTGGAAAGAAATGGTTATATTATATAGATTGATGACGAGGAGAATTTTGACCGGTATAGTAATGTGGTAGGAGAGGCTTAATGACACAACAGAGGCGACGCATTATTTGGTTTGTGAGACGCACTAAAAAGGGATAATAAATGCAAAAAGTTTTGTTTATTGATTTAATGAATATGTTTGTGAGATGTTTTTCTAGTATTCGTTTATCAAATGATGATGGGTTGCACGTGGGCGGCGTTTTTGGAACCTTAAATAGTTTGCAATCCCAAATAAAAATGCACTCCCCAGATATTGTTTCTGTAGTATGGGAGGGCAAAGGATCTTCTGAAAGACGCAGAAGGACTTTAAAAGAGTATAAAGAAGGAAGAAAATTTCGGGGATTAAATCGACAATTTCAATACTCTCAAGAAGATGAAAAAGAATCATTTGCACGGCAGCTGCAGCTGCTTAAAGGGTGTTTAGATACTTTACCTCTTTATCAACCAGCAGTTCAGTATCTTGAGGCTGATGATCAAATAGCTTATTCTTGTAGACAGTTATTTTCAAAAGATTATGAGAAGGTTATTGTTTCAACTGATCGCGATTATTTTCAACTGGTTGATGATCATACTAAGGTATATCGGCCAGTTAAAACAAAGGAAAATCCAAAAGGTGAAATGATTAATATTAATTGGATGCTTGATAAAGAAAAAGTTCATCCTATTAATTATGCTTTATTAAAGGCGATAGTTGGTGATAAGTCAGATAATATAAAAGGTATTAATGGTGTCGGTGAAGTTAGTGTTAAAAAAGATTTTCCTATATTGAATTTTGGTGTCACCACTTTAGATAAATTATTAGAATATGCTGAAGATAAACTGGTAGAAGGAGAAACAAAATATAAAAAGTATGTTGAAAGCTCAGGATTAATAGAAAGAAACTATAGATTAGTTCAGTTATTAGATATTGATGTAAGTTTGCAATCTATACAGGCGTTAGAGAAATGTTACGAAAATAAAAAAACAAAGTTTAATTCTTATAAGTTACGCATTAACTTGTTGAACGAAAACATATCGCCTAATAATATAGATAATTGGGTTTCGGTATTTAATTCGGTTCTTCATGAACCAATAAAATTTTAGGAGATAAATAAATGGCGCATACGGATGTTGATTCTTTTCAGTCTTTTGGACCAAATTTTCAAAACTGTGTATTACAAGCAGCTTTGATTGATAGAGAATTTTTTGAAAAGATTTTTGAAACTTTAAAAGAAGAGTATTTTACATCAGAAGCACATAAGTCAATTTGGTTGGAGATAAGAAAACTCTTTAACAAGTATAATGCACCACCCACCTATGATACATTAAAGAGTGAAATATCACAATACCCTGAAGGCGAATTAAAAGAATCAGCAATTAATGTTTTGTTGGATATAGAAACAAAAGTTAATCGTCAAGAGATTGAGTATGCAAAAGACAAGTCATTAGAGTTTTGTAAAAACCAATCTATGAAAGCGGCAATACTTAAATCAGTTGAATTGCTGCAAGAAGGCAAGTTTGAAGAAATTCAAAAGACAATTGAAGATAGTTTAAAGATTAGTACTGAGCAAGATATGGGTCATGATTATTTTGATTCATTTAAATCAAGACAAGAGATTCATTCTAGAGTGACTGTACCTACAGGATTTCCATTACTTGATGCTAATGAAGTATTGGATGGAGGATTAGCTAATGGGGAATTGGGCGCAGTGATGGCACCTACTGGTGGTGGTAAATCATTTTTCTTGGTGAATCTTGGATTCGGCGCATTAGCTGCGGGTAAGAATGTTATTCATTACACATTTGAATTAAGCGAAACTCATGTTGGCAATCGTTATGATAGTCGTATTACAGGAGTACCAACAAAAGAGTTGCGCAGCCGTATGGTAGAGGCAGAAAATAAGTTGGCGCGTTTCATGGG